GGGGCGTGTTGTGCGTACTTGGGCTGACATCCTTAACCAAGCTAACCTTGGATTTGAAGTCATGCACGAACGTAATGCTCACAACTTTCCGCTAGACCTTGCTTCTGTTGAGGCAACTCCGGTGGCTCTATCCGCCCCAGCCGTAGGCTAAACTGCAATGCCGTCCGTTCATCCCCACAGTGGGACGCATGTCACCTAATCATGGAACGGGGGTTAGGTACTTTCATCTAGTACAATGACACAAGTCGAATTGGATGCCCGTGTTCGGGAGCAACAGGCAGCACAAAAAGCAGCCAAGCTGAAGTATCGCGGCATTACATACAAATCACACGCTACTAAATTCTAAGTAGCGGGAGTCAGGCACCTCAGAGTCGGACCTGGCTCCTCTTGGCGTTGGCCTCTACGGAGATACCCTTCGCCGTCTAGACGGTGGGATAGACCACACATATCGCAACAAAAATTTTCCAAACGTTTGGGAGCAAGTTTAATTTTCTTACTCCTTTAAAATGGCACAACAAAACTCCAATGAGCCTCTTGCTGATCTTACTCAGCTAGGCCAATCTAACCTGACGGGTGATACCCGTGCCCTGTACCTCAAGCTGTTTAGCGGCGAGATGTTCAAGGGTTTCCAACAGAACACGATCGCTCGTGATCTGGTTATGAAGCGGACTCTCCGCAATGGTAAGTCCCTGCAATTCATCTACACCGGTCGTACCCTGGCTGAGTACCACACTCCTGGTAACAGCATCCTGGGTAACTCGGATGGTTCTCCGCCGGTGGCTGAGAAGACCATCACCTGTGATGACCTGCTGATCAGCTCCGCATTTGTGTACGAGCTGGATGAAATCCTTGCCCATTATGACCTGCGTTCGGAGATCTCCCGTAAGATCGGCTATGCTCTCGCTGAGAAGTATGACCGCCTGATCTTCCGTGCTATCTCTCGCGGTGCACGTGCTGCATCTCCTGTGTCTGCCACCTCCTTCGTTGAGCCTGGCGGTACTCAGATTCGCGTCGGTACCAACGCTGAGTTCTCCGATGCTTACAGCGATTCTGCTCTGGTCAACGCCTTCTATGACGCTGCTGCTGCTCTTGATGAGAAGGGCGTGTCCCAAGATGGTCGTGTTGCAGTTCTGACTCCTCGTCAGTACTATGCTCTGCTGCAAGCTGCAAACACCAACGCTCTGATCAACCGTGATGTGGTTGGTACTGCGCTGCAAAGCGGCAAGGGCATCATGTCCATTGCTGGTATCGAAATCTTCAAGTCTACCAACATCCCGTTCTTCGGTAACTACGGCACCAAGTTCGGTGCTGTGGGTGGTACCACCGACACCGGTGTTGCTTCTCCTGGTAACCTGGGTAGCTTCATCGACAACGCTGTTGAAGATGCTGCTAACGATGTTGCCGGTATCAACAACGAGTACGGCGAAGAGACCGAATTCAGCAAGTCCTGCGGTCTGATCTTCCAGCGTGAAGCTGCTGGCTGCGTGGAAGCTATCGGTCCTCAGGTCCAAGTCACCAGCGGTGACACCTCCATCATCTACCAGGGTGATGTGATCGTGGGTCGTCTCGCCATGGGTGCTGACTACCTGAACCCCGCTGCTTGTGTGGAACTGTTTGCTGGCGCTGCTTCTGGCGACGCTGCATTCTGATCTTTAATTCGATCAATACTGGGGGAGCTTCGGCTCCCCTTTTTTTTACTTATTGATAGGTAACTATGCCCTTTCCTACTTATGCTGTGTCCACCGAACTGGATGCTGTAAATCAAATACTTAGCTCAGTGGGACAGGCTCCTGTCACCACACTAGATCTCCAGAACCCTGAAGTATCTATTGTACTCAATACCCTCCGGGAAATCAACAAACAAGTTCAAGCTGAAGGTTGGATCTTTAATACTGAACGTGAGTATGAGTTGGTTCCCGACAGTACTACTAACGAGATTGCTTATCCATCCAACATGCTGCAGATTGACACTAATCAAAAACAGCATAAATCTTCCTTCGATGTAGTTCGCCGTAATGGTAAACTATATGATCGTCTAAACCATACCTATACTTTTACAGGTAACATCAAAGCAGATGTCGTGTGGTTCTTTGATTTCACTGACGTACCGCCTGCTATTCAAGCTTACATTACTGCCCGAGCAGCACGTATGTGTTGTGTAAAAATGGTCGGTGACCGTGAGTTGCAAGCATTGTTGCAAGAACAAGAGATGATGACCCGATCTGCAGCCATTGAATATGATTGCAATCAAGGTGACTATTCCATGTTCGGCTTCCAAGACGGTAAAGATTATTACAATAGCTATCAACCTTTCCAAGCATTGATGAGATGAGCACTATTACCCAACGGATACCAAACTTTTTGCTTGGCATTTCGCAACAACCCGACAACCGTAAATTTCCAGGACAACTTAAAGATGCTGTTAACGCATACCCTAACTATGCTCTAGGCTTACTTAAGCGTCCCGGTGGTCAGTATGTAACTGAACTTGACGGAGCTAGTTCTTCAGGCAAATGGTTTTCTATCCTGAGGGATGCTCAAGAAAAATATGTAGCACAGTACGATGACAACACTTTCCGTGTTTGGAGCCTTGTTGATAGCACCCTTGGTCAAGCTGGTTCATCCCGAGCTGTTGATATGGGTAGCAATACTGGTGTTCCAGTAAGCTGTAACCTTGTTGATCTTAAGTCTACTCTTGCCACTTACAACACTGCTGTTGAAGATACACAAGATAAACTAGATCTTCTCAACACTGCTCAAGCTGACTACGCTGAGAAACTGGCTGGTCAAAACGAAACAACTGAAGCGTTGTTTCAAGTTAACTACAACTATCCATATGGTCAACTTGATCAATATCTAACCTCTGGTATTCTGAAGAATGCTGCTGGAATCTACACGGTTAAGAATGCTGACGCTGTTATTAGTGTTAGTGCTACACTTCCTGCAGGCTATGCTCTTGGTACTGAGTTAACTGATGAGCATCCGTTGCTTGCTTCTGAAGGTTATCGTGTCTACCAAGCTATTCTGACTGTTGCTGCTACTAGCAATGCTGGTGAACTGGCTACTGCTTTGGCTGCAATGAATACTGCACAAACCAACTACGATAACGCAGTAACCGCAGAAGCAACAGCTAAAGTTGCTTATGATGCTGAGGTTAGCGACTGTGCTATCTCTGCTACACCGTCTAACGGTTATCTTTACGGAGCTACCGCTGATGACATTGAACTCCTGACTCTTAATGACTACACCTTTGTTCTTAACAAAGCAAAGACTGTAGCGTTGACTGCTGACACCAGTGCTGCTAAACCTAACGAAGCTTTTGTTGTTCTTAAAGTAGTCGGTACTGGTCACTACAAAATTTATCTTGATGGTACTGAACGTGCTACTTACAATGCTGGTACTGGTGGCGATGTAGACGCTATCGTCTCTGATCTTGTGGGTGACATTAATGGTAATACCTTTGGTGGTACTACTTACACTGCAGTAGCCGTTGGTCCTGGTCTTTACATCAGTGCTGATGCTGCCTTCAGTATTTCAGTTGTTGGCGGTCCATCAGAACAAGCGCTGTTTGTTTTCCAAGAAACTACGCCTACTGTTGCTGACCTTCCTATCCAATGTAAAGATGGGTATGTTGTCAAAGTTGTTAACAGCGCTGACATTGACGTAGACGATATGTACGTCAAGTTTGTGGCAGACTCTGGAGCTACTTACGGTACTGGTGTTTGGGAAGAAACGTTAGCACCTGAGATTCAATACAGGTTTGATCCACTGACTATGCCACACCAACTGGTGAGGAATGCAGATGGATCATTTACCTTTGGACCTGTTACTTGGGAAGACCGTCTTGTCGGTGATCTTGAAACTAATCCTAATCCTAGCTTTGTTGGATCTAAGATTAACAACCTATTCTTCTACCGTAACCGACTTGGCTTCCTGTCTAATGAAGCAGTTATCCTTGGTCGTGCCGGTGATTACTTTAATTTCTGGGCAACGACAGCGTTAACGGTTACCGACGATGATCCGATTGACATTACTGCATCTTCTGTGCGTCCAGTTAATCATCGTTATGTCCGTCCCATCAGCGTTGGTCTGGTTTTGTTCAGTGATACTGAGCAATTCATCCTAACTACTGATGCTGACATTCTCAGCCCTAAGACAGCTAAGATCAACGAGCTATCGAGTTATGAGTGTGATCCTTTGGTAGAGGCTGTTGCTCTTGGTACTAGCCTTGCCTTTGTATCTAAGACCCCACTGTTTACACGTTTATATGAACTGTCTGAGATTAGTCCTGATCGCCCACCTGTGATGACTGAGCAGACGAAGATTGTTCCTGAGCTTATTCCTCAGACAGCTACGTCAATGATTGCATCACCTGCACTTTCGATTGTATCTCTTGGTACAACCGGTAGCACGACGGTTTATCAGTTCAAATTCTTGGAACAGGGTCAACAACGTGCATCTGCTTGGTACAAGTGGGAGCTGACTGGTGAGTTGTTGGATCAATTCTTCGATGCTAACACTTACTACGCTACAGTTAAAGACGGTAACAACGTGTTTGTTCAGTCTTATGACCTGACTCAAGCAAATGAAGAAGGTTTCTTGACCCTTCCTACGGGTGAAAAGACTGACATTTGTCTTGACATTTGGACTGTCAACCCTTACCGCACGTATGATTCCAGTGCTGACACTACCCGTGTCTTCCTTCCGTATGATCATATCAGTGGTAAGACGTTCTCTGTGCTTGTTCTAGGCGGCTATATAGGGGCTTCTAACAACGTGTCTACCGAATCGGTAGGGGCGGTTATTTACCCCACCGTACAAGGCTCTGTAGGTGCCTACTACGTCGATATTGATGGCGATTACCGTGGACGAGATCTGATTATTGGTTACATTTATAACATGGAAGTTACTCTTCCTAAGTTCTTTGTGACACAAGCTGAAGGTCAATCAGCTGCTTCTGATTTTACCTCTGATCTTATTATCCATCGTGTTAAGGTTTCCACCGGTCTTAGCGGTCCAATTAAGTATGACGTAACTATTACTGGTAGACCCGAATGGAGTAAAACTATTGAGGCTACTACTCCGTATAGTTATGACTTAAACAGCGTTAACATGTCTGCTGACGCTATTCATACCGTTCCCATTTATCAACGTAACGAGAACCTCACCTTTAAAATTATTGGTGATACTCCGTTCCCCGTTAGTTTGTTGAGTTTGAATTGGGAAGGTAAATACAACACTGGTTTCTATAGACGATCCTAATGACTGCATCCACCCGTGGTTTTACCTTTAAACCAGCTACCATTAACGACGTATACGAACTAACCAGTCAAATGCTGGATAGAGGTTTGCAAGATTTTGAAAGGGTAGGTCAACATCCTGTCCTTTCACTGGCTTTGTATATCCATGAAGATGACTCCTACCTGATCTACGGACCAGATGGGAGTCTATATGGAGCTTACGGTGTATCGGAAGATAACGCCGTTTGGATACAGATGACAAATAAAGTCAAAGATAATCCGCGCACAACCGTTAGATTCGGTAAAGCGTTAATGGAACATATAAACCGTCCTTATCTTTGGACGACTATTGATATAAAAAATACTGATCTAATTAACTTAGCTAGGTATTTAGGTTTTAAGGTACTACGGGTATTCCCGGATGGACCTGACAATGTTTACTCTATAGAGATTGTACGATTATGGCAATAGGAGCAATCGGCGGACCGATGGGTCTTGGCGGTGGTTTAAACCCTACATCATCTTTTGGCAGCGGCGGATCAACATTTGATCTACGCGGCTTTGGTAGTTCATGGGGCGGCAGTAGCACCGGTCAAACTAACCGAAGCGGTCAATCGCTTAGTGCTGCCTCACAATTGGCTGGTTTTGGTTCCATGATTCCAGGCATAGGAACAGCTTTTGCTGTTGCTAGTTTTGGTTTAGATGTGGCGGGTATGTTTCTAGGGGACACCTCTGGTGAAAAAGCCTACCAAGAGGCTTACCAGAAAGAAATGGATCGGCTCCAAATGGAAGCCAGGAACCGTCAGCGTGAAGAGATGTTCCAAGCTCAACTAGCAATGGTTGAGGGACAATTAGAAAACAACTCAATCGCTGCTTGGGATGCTTGGTCTTCCGAACAAACCCGTCTTAATGAAGTTTACGATAAAGCAGCTTTTACTTCCCAAGCTCTTCTTAAACAGCTTTTGGAAACACGAGGAGTTGCTGCAGCTGGTGAACGTTACGGTAAAAGTGCACGACGTGTAGCCAATGTGTCTACGTTGGGTGCCTTTGGACGCTCCCGTGCTCAACTAACTAGACAACTACAAAGCGAACGGTCGGCAACTGTTCAAAGCATGAAGATGACTTATCGTAGTCTCAACATGGCTAATGAACGTGCTTTGGCTAAGCTTGCCCCAGTTGAGATGGAGTTTGCTCCAGAACCGGCTTACACTGATTTCAGTGAACCCGCAATGGTCACTGCTCTTAAGATTGGTCAGTCCGCTGCTAACGCACTTAAAGCCGGTTATGAGATGACCCCAGGTGGTGATAAATTCTTCGGTAAAACAAAACCGATGAAACAAGTTAAACTTGCAAAAGCTTAAAAAATGAACGGATTTCAAGAACAACAGTTGTTTTCCGGTGCCGCTAGAGTCCAAGGATTCCAGCCACTAGAAACACCGGATTTAACAGCTGGCCTACGGGAAAACGCTGGAACCCGACAAGCTAATTTGAAACGGTTGGCTGCTGAAGAGAATCTGCGCCAAGCTAATGCTATCAACAGAAAGGTAGAAGTTTATGAAGCTATTGGAAACTTAGGTATTCCTATGGCTAAACAGCTAGCTGAATTGACTGCTAAAAGCTTTCTTGATTCTCAAGCAATCCAAGCACAAAACGACTATCGCAAATCTAAAGATCTTGGTACCACACCTGAGGGTACTCAAGCCTACGCTGAGTTGTTAGAACAGGCACGTAAAGAAGGTGTCATCACTACTGAAGCCGCTTCCCAGCTGGCTAAGCAAGGTGGTTCTCTTGAGCAGATCAACTATATTAAAGGTCTGCCCAGGTATCGCCAGTTGTACGCCATGCAAGCGTATCTAACTGATAAGCGTAACAACCTACCTAATGCGTGGCAGCAGTTCAGAGCAACCGACACTCAGCAGTACACTGACATTAACGGTCAAAAGTTTACTGTTAAGGATCTGGAACTTAATCCTGACAAACATCGTTCTAAAATTGTTTTTGAAGCTTTTACTCAAAAGCAATACCTTAAGGATGGTTTTAGTCAGCAATTTAACCCTAACCCTGAAGTCTCTCGCATTTATAACGAGGGTCTTAATGAGCTTCAAGATAGCTACCTCACAAGTGTTGACAGTCGAATCAACATTCAAACGTCTGAAGAACTTGTTAACAGTGGTATCCAAAACTTTCTGTCTAACGGAAACTACAACGATCTAGTTCGTGCTTACATGAACTCTTATGATCCTAAGACTGGTAAGGTCCGTGACAATGCTGCAGCACTAGCTGCTGCTGAGGCTACTATCGTTGGATTGTATGCTTCTGGTCAGATCACTCGTGAACAGGCTGTAGGTGTCCGTACTCAAAAGGTTGAGTGGGATAAAAAGGGACGTGACTTTGATAAGTTCTACGCTAATCGTCTTTACGCTAAAGATGGTTTGTTTGCCCAGATTAACGCAGTTGACAAGCGTAAGCTAGACTTTGCTGAAACTGAAGATCAAATCAAACAGCAACAGTTTAAGGATGCTTTCGAGGCTCAAAAGAAGCGGTTGCTGGCTGAAGGTCGTCGGTTTACCAACCAAGATGTGCAAGATCTTGTACGTTTTGGTCAGGATGAGCTTGGTTTGTCCATGAGTGACATGAGCTTCATGTTGCAAGACTACGTGACTGCTCAAGAGGCTGATGATGAGGCACAGATGCGTCGTCTTCAACCTATCATTGATCAACAAGGTTTTGTCGAAATGTCAGACCTTGAGGGTGTTAGTCCTGAGCTTGTTGCTAAGCTTAACCAGCAACGATTGATTCGTGATCAAGGTCTTGAGGACCTGACTACTAATAATAAGCAGGAAGCTCGTGATACTATCCGGGCGTTCACTGGAGCACGAATTAAGATTGAAGAAGGTCAACCCGAACCAGTTGAATTTGTCCGTCAGTACAACAACGCTTACCGCGCTTATGAAAGCTACATGCGTGGCTACATGCTTGGCGGTATGACACAAGACGAAGCTCAGACTTTAGCAATTAAAAAGTTAAACGAAAACAACGCACAAGGTACTTACACTAGAACTGACCTGCGTCCTATTCCTAACTCTAAGTTTGCTAACGATTTGTCTTCAGCTCAAGGTAATCTTAACGATCAATCGTTTGATCATACTACGACTATTTTACCTAACTCGGAGCCGTACCTTGAACAACTTGATAAATGGACAAAAGGTGAGGCTGCTTTCCCACGGTATTACACCCTTACTGCTGCTACCAATAAGTATATCAGCGGTTGGGATTTGGCATCTCAGCAGTATCGCATCAAGTATGGACGAGAACTCGGCAAAGATGCTAAGCGGCGGGCATTTGAAAACCAGCCTGCCGCAGTTCAAGCAGTCCTAAATTTCCATCCTACTCAAAAGAAACTGGAACGAGCTAGGACTACTAACTTTGCACCTCAAGCATCGACCCTCAGTAATCCTCTTCTTAAACGTGCTGCAGACATTACGTCAAACTATGAGTCTGCAGGTGCTGGCGGTTACAACGCAGTTAATCAGGGTGGTGAAGCAGGTGGTACTAAAATTCCTGCAGGATTCTACTCTGGTGATTTCAGGAACATGAAACAACATAGTGGTCGTGATCTAACCACATTGACTGTTGGTGAGATTATGGATCTTCAAGCTGATCCTGGTAAGTCCATGAGCAATGCTGAGTGGGTAAAACAAGGTAAGCTTCACGCTGTTGGACGCTATCAATTTATTGGTAGCACTTTGAAAGGTCTTGTAAAGCGTTTGGGTATTTCTCGTGATGAGAAGTTTAGCCCTGAATTGCAAGATCGCCTTTTCTTATCTCTTCTAAAGAGTGGCGGTCCTGGCCAGTGGGTTGGACTTAATAAAGCTACACCTGAAGAACTCGAACTAATCCGTCGCGCTCAAGGAATGCTATGACATTAGAACAACAAAGAATTGACGCGACTTCTATGGTAGCCAAAGAGCTACGTGAACGAGAAGAGAAACAGCGTCAAGAGGAAGAACAACGTAAAGTTGAACAAGCTCAGTTAGAGCAAGAAAAAGCAGCTGTTGCTGAACGGGAAGAGTCAAAAAACACAATGAACATGTTTGAGCGTGCTCAAGCAAACATTGATGATATGCGGGCTGCTAAGAAACAAATGCAGCCTAACCAATATGGTCCAAGTGAGAACGCTATTGAACTGATTGACTCAGTTAAAGGCGGTCTTGCGAAGACTGCTAGCTCTGTCATGACGTTCCCAGAACGTGCATTTGACATGACGACTGGTGCATACGAGCGTGAAGTGGCTGAAACTGGTGAGTACAAGCCTGGGTTTGATCCCCTTGGTTTGTCTGACTACGAGTCAGGTACAAGAACTTGGTGGGGTAAGCTCAGTGAAATGGGCGTCCACTTTACCGGTATGGCTGGTGTTGTTAAAAAGGTTCCTGGCGTTGGACCGATGGTTCAAAGAGCTGGACTTAAGGGTGACTTAGCTGTTGGTTTTGTGTCTGATGCCCTTTCCTCTACTTCTCAAGAAGGTAACATTAGTCAAGAAATTTATGAATCTAAGTTGCTAGAACGTGTACCTCTTATTGGTACTGTTCTACAGCCTGCTGTGGGTGTAGTTGCAACTAAAGATAGTGATCATCCTTGGCTCAAAACTCTTAAGAATGCTGTTGAAGGCATGGGTGCTGACGTTATTGTTAGTAAAGTACTACGTGGTTTTACTAACGGTAAAGCTGTAGATGATGCCCGTAAAGAGGATATTCAAAAGCAAAAGGATGACACTGCTATCGAAGAGATGACTGCATCTCAAGATCAGCGAGCAGCTAAAGAAGTTGAGATTCAACAGTTTGAAACTGAAATCTCGACTATGGAAGCTCGGGTTAAAGGTATTGCCGATGGTCCTAAAAAGGATCAGTTGAATCAACAACTTGATATCCTTAAGAACGACCTAGAAACTACTAAGCAAGAACTGGAAAACGGTAAGTTTAGTGCTTACGTTAACCAAGAGATTGCTGACCCTTGGCTGGGTGCTCCTAACTCTCGTGCTGCGTCTACCATTGAACTGGATAAACAGGCTAAGCGTCTAGATGACATTGGTGATACCCCTGGCATGGGTTCTACTGACGCTATCTTTACCCCTGCTCAAGCTAACCGTATGGCTACTCAGTCTGGTTTGCTTGATGCAGAGCTGGACAAGATGGGTCGTGAACTACTGACTGATAAGAAGTATCAGGAAGAACTTGCTAAAGCCAAAGCAAAAGGTCAAACCTTTACTGAACACTATAAGTGGCACTTTGACCGGTTGCAAGAGACCATGGGTCGCCACGCTACCGCTGTAGACGCAGAAGACTTCTGGAAACCATTCTTTGAAGATCCTGCTAATATCATTGGTGGTGATGCGGTTTGGAGTTCTAAGAACGTCATCGCTGCTGACCTTGTTAACGCTTCGTTGTTCTCTCAACTGCGTGACCTTGGTATTGCCAGCCGTGAGCTGGTAGATGTTGCAGACATTATGGACACCGATGGTCCGATGAAGACCATTGCTGACCGTCTTATCATTGGTCTGACTAACGTTAAGCGTTCTCGTTACCTGCAATCTGCTGAATTCCGTGCTTTGCAAGGTAAGGAATTGAAGGAAGCTGAGCTTAAGAATCGTACTGAAGAGATCCGCGTTGAGTCGGAGTTCGCAGTCAACACCATGATGGAGATGGCACAACGCTCAGACAACGATGCTTTGGCACGTGCTCTGGCTGAGGCATTCTCCATGAGCAATAAGATCCAAAACTGGAAAGACCTTGACGCTTACATGCGTACCCGTCTGACCAGCATGGGTGTTAACGCTAACACTGGTTTGATGATTAAGGAGCTGCAAAGTGTAATGACACACAGCATTCTTAGCGGTCCTAAGACTCCTTTGCGAGCTGTGATGGGTACCAGTACTGCTTCACTGTTGAGACCGGCTAACACCGTTCTTGGAGCTGCTATGCGTCGTGACTGGGATAGCTATCACGCTAACCTTGCTACTATCAACGCATTTACGCAAACTATTCCAGAAGCATTTAAGTTGTTTAGGACTAACCTGAACTCCTACTGGAATGGTGATGTAGCTAACATTAAAACTCGTTTCCAAGA